GAGGCAAGAGAATTTGTAATCTTTTGCTCTAGTTGGGACTCTTTTCCCATTCTAATTCTTGTTTCAAGAAGTCTTCTTTCTCTTTCTACTTCTTGGGCATTTTGTTGCTTCTCTAAAGCACTGTCTTGCTGTATTAAATTCGAAATACTTGTAAGACCATTATTTAAAGTTGCCGTTTCTGTTCGAAGAGCATCTACCGTCCCACGAAGTGCAGATATTTCTTGAGTTTGTTGAATATTTCGACTTTCCTGTACTTCTAAACTTTTTCTAAGACTAACTATAGTTGATTTAAATTGAAGCGCAGCAGCAGCACCGCCTCCGCTTGATTGGTCACTTGCAACTATAGGTGATTGACTACTAGTCATTCTGTTGGTTCTTTAGATTTTGCTCTTCAATATATTGAGAAAGAAGAGTAATATAAACCTCTTTTTCCCAAGGCAACATATTTTCTAACTCTGTTAATGAATATTTATGATGCTGAATCAATTGAAATGTTGTTCTATAGTATGACTCCAACGAAGTATGAGCCATTCCTAAGCGAAAAAAGATGTTAAACCCTCCAATACCACCTCACTCTCAACTCCTGTATTCGGATTCTTGACCTTAATGGTATGAGATAGTTTAGGCATCGTATTAAAGAACTTTTCAATTTCTTTAAACTGATTTGTAGTGAGTTGTTCTACAAATTCATTTAGTTCTTTCTTGGTGCTGTCAGAAGATGCCCAAGATTCTTCTTCACTATAAATTTGTTCAATACAAGAAACAATCATATCAAAAGTATCATCGACACTAATTATAGAATTACTTCCAAAATTATTCTTAATAAACTCTTGCATCGATGGATATTTCATTCGAAGAGTCAAAACATCATCAAGTTTAATATCCCTCGAATGATCATCACTCACATTCACCTCAATATCGTCTAAATTAATAGAAATAGGAACCTGAGTTATTCCGTCATCTGGACAGGTAATCAAGACATCAACAGATTCTCCCACAGACTTTCCACGAATATTAAGAAACAAATATTCAATATCAAATGTTGCCAGATTTTCAACCTTAAATCCTTTTGTAATAATACAATTTGAAATCACAGTCTTAACTGCTTCTGCAATTTGTTTTGTATCATCACTTTCCATTGCAATAATTAAAACCTTCTCTTCTTTGACTAAAAAAGGTCTATATTTAATATTTTTTTTAATTGAAGGAATTTGCAACTCATAGGTCGGGACAGAAATCTTAGGTAATGACATTTTTTATAATTCAATTCGTGTTTTATTTATTAGAGTCTTTAATCTACTTAAAAATCCAATACTGATATTTCTTCGTCAGTAAATTTTCTATCATAAAAGGTGATATTTTGCATCTTATTAGAAGTATTATCAGTTTTAGGAATTTCAGGATTAGAATTGGTGGATTGAGGAGATTTTGGTTCTTCATTATTAGAATCACCTTTAAAAATATTTAAGGACAAAGATTTACCAGAAATATATCGGTCATATTCAAATGTGGCAGACATCTTCAAAATATCAGAAGAATTATAACTTACTGGAATTGATGAAATGGAAGATGGAAATAATCCAATAAAACTATATTCAATTTCTTTTTTGTAATCCCTATCAAATTTTACAATTGATGTTCTGTCACATTTATAGTATTCTGGATATTGCATTCTCGAAATATAGTCTTTACGATTTTGTCCGATTGGAGCAAGAGCACTTTCAATTGGATTATTTGAACCACTGGCAATAAATTCCATCCAACTTTCCATAAATTTAAGAGCATCATAATTTTTATCAACATAAAACTCAAGTCCAATTTGAGAATATTGTCTGGTGTGAGCAAATTTTTCAGTCACTCCCATAAAATTTCCAGTAATATTAGCAGTTGCAAAATTTGTTGTTGGAAGAGAAGCAGAATAACAAAGTAATCCGGCACTCTCATAGATAAATCTTTGAGTAATTCCTCTACGCGAAAGATATTCTAATAATCTTAAAGGAAGACCCCCAAATTTAACTTCATAATGAGAAGTTTGTGCAAGATTTGTAAAAAGTGGTTTAAATTCTGAAATCTTGCGTTTAATCGGCACTCTAAATACCTTAAGGAATTACTAGTATAAGTATTTAGATGTCATATAAAGGAAAATATCAACCAAAAAATCCACAAAAATATGTCGGAAATCTTTCAAATATAATCTATAGATCTTTATGGGAACGAAAATTTCTAATTTATTGTGATACAAATGAAAATATAATTGAATATGCTAGTGAAGAAATCGCAATTCCATATCGTTCTCCAGTGGACGGAAAAATTCACAGATACTTTCCAGATTTTTATATAAAAGTCAAAGAACCAGATGGAAATATTAAAAAATATTTAATTGAAATTAAACCTCATAAACAAACAATGCCACCAAAGAAACCACAAAGACAAACTAAAGGATATATCTATGAGGCATATGAGTATGCCAAAAACCAATCAAAATGGGAGGCGGCAAAAGAATATTGCAAAGATCGTCAATGGGAGTTTAAGGTTTTGACAGAAAATGAATTAGGTATAAAATAATGGCAAAAAAAGTAAGTAAGATTCCAAAAGGTAAAATTAAACCTTTTCTCACAAGTCAAAAAGAAAAATTAGAAGATCAGCGACAAAAAGAAAAACCAGAAATAAAGTTAAGTAAAGTTCAGATGATGATGCAAAGAATATCAATAGGATTTGATACTCCGGATGAAATTATGACAGTTATTCAAGAAGTTTTTGGCGAAACTGAACCCTATCCAAGACCAGCAAATATATACACTTTTGTTTATACTGCAAAAACTCCAAATATTGCTTATGATAAGCACCCATTATTATTAGTAGAATCAATTACACTTTCAGGATTTAGAGGATATAATGTCCACTGGGGAGATCATCGAAATTATGTCTGGGAAGGAGTTGAGAGTCCATTTCATATTATAAAAAAAGGAGAAGAATTTGATTACCTACACGATGTTCCATATAAAAAAATATTATCAACATAGTCTAAATATCTAAAAAGTATCAATGGCAAAACCAGTAGGATCTTTTAGATATCCACTTAAAAATATTGATGCATCTGATGATTTTTTGAAAATTCAATCATTTGAATATGTTCCTCCCGGATTAAATTTATCATTAGATACATTTGCACAAAAAAGTTCGGATGATGTTGTTGAAAGTGGTGGATATGGTCCTAAAAAAATTAGAGGAACAGTCATACTTCCAATTCCGGAGAATATTCAAGATAACAATTCGGCGGGTTGGGGTGCTGGGCAGATGGATCCTCTACAGACTATTACAACTGGACTAGCAGCAAAAGCTATTACTGGTGAAGATTTAACTAAAGCAACTAAGGAGGCATTTACAACACTTGCAAATACCGTAAGTTCTGCATCAAAAACAGGAACAACTCAATCGATGGTGCAAACTTTTTTTGCCACCAAGGCATCAGAGGCACTACTCGGAACCGGAGACTTTCAACAAAATCTTTCTAGACAAACCGGATCAGTTTTTAACTCAAATATCGAATTACTTTTTTCAGGAGTTTCGTTGAGAGCAGGGTTTTCATTTAATTTTGATATGGTTCCTCGTTCTAAAAAAGAATCAGAACAAATTAAAGATATTATTCGCTTTTTTAAATCTGAAATGGCAGCAAAGAAAGGAGCAGAAACTGGAGCAGCAGCAGGTCTGTTTATTAAATCTCCGAGTGTCTTTAAACTTCAATATATGAGTGGTGGAAAATCTCATCCTTTCTTAAATCAATTTAAGATATGTGCCTTGACTAATATGAATGTTAATTATACAGGATCAGGAACATATGCAACATACTCCGATGCCACTCCGGTCCATATGATTATGACTCTGGCATTTCAAGAACTCACACCAATATATAATGAAGATTATGTTGATAAAGATGGTGAATTTAAAAAAGCACTAACAGGAACCGGGTACTAAAAAAATGTCTTATTTTAGAGAAATTCCAAATCTGGAATATCAATCATTTTTATCCACTCGTAAAAGTTCTGATGATTACTTATTGGTAAAGAATATATTTCGTAGAGTTAAACTTCGTGATGATTTACAGAATGTTTTTACTATATTCAATAAGTATCAAATTCAAGACGGAGCAAGACCAGATACGGTTGCTCAAGAAATATATGGAAGTTCTCAGTATGATTGGGTGGTATTAGTTGGTGCAAATATTATAAATGTCAGAAATGAATGGCCTTTATCAGATAGGGACATATATCGTTATTCAGAAGAATTATATGAGAATGATTTAAATGCAATTCATCATTTTGAAACCACAGAAGTCAAGGACTCTAATGGTCGTCTCATACTTCCAAAAGGTAAAGTTGTAGACTCTAACTTTACCATTCCAAAACCAAATTTTCCAACTCAAACAATAAATCCAGTCACAGGAATTAGTAATTATGAATATGAGGTGATTAAAAATAACCAAAAAAGAAGCATCTATATTCTCAAACCATCATATCTTCAACAGGCAATAAATGATATTAAAAAAGCGATGACCTATGATAGATCATCGCAATATGTAAATGATAAGTTAATTAAAACACAGAATACGAGAGTCTCGAATCCTTGAAGTTTTTAATCATCAGATGCAAGTTTTGAAAAATATTTAAGAGCATCCGAGTCTTCATCGTCATCCTCAACCGACACAGAGCGAGTTGGTTTTAGGTTCTTGAGATCACCTCTTAAATCTTCTGTCAAGGAAGAAACAGAACCACGATAATCATCTTCGTCCGAAACTTCAGAATCAATACGAGTTGAAGGTTTTCCACCCAAAACAGAATCAAGACGCTTCTTCAGTTCATCATAAGACTTGAACTGATCGGAAGCAATAAATTCACAAAGAGAATACTCCTTCTTCCAAAGTGCCTCCATTGCATCATCATCACCCAGAAGAGGTCCAGGAGTTGTGAATTCACTAGAGTCATAGTTCCTATACCCGGCAACATTCTTTGCCTTGAGTTTGAAATTGGCACCCTGCCAAAAATCAAATGGATCAATCGGAGACTCGTCCTCAAACTCTGGTTGCATTGCGGCAGTAATCTTATCAAAGATTTTCTTACCATACTTATACAACATTACCTTACCATCATTTTCAGGGTTGGCAGGATCCTTAACAACATAGATATTGCTTACATAAGTCAGTTTGCGTTTCTGTTTGCGAGCAACTTCTTTATTCGAATCAATCCCAGAGTTCCATAATCCAGAATTGTGCTCACATACTGGGCACTTCTGATTTAGAGTAGTCAGACACGAGTCTATCAACCAACCACCAGATCCCTGAAATGCATGACTATAAAGTTTTACAAACGGTAGATCTTCACCATCAGGAGCAGGAAGAAAACGAATAACGGCATAACCATTATTTGCTTTATCACATTCGAGTTTCCATAGACGGTCATCAGCAGAAGAACTACTGGAATTATTCATCTTCTCAACTTCCTTTACCAGTTTTTCGGTAAGAGAACCAAGTTTAGATTGCTTTTTTAAGTCTGAAAACGACATAAGATTTTTTAGATACGATAGATTTTGTATTTCTACTTTTAAATTATAACAAAAAATAATTCAATTGTCAAGGTATCCTTTA